ATGCGCGGTTATGGCGCTGCTACTAAAGGTCGCAAGATTAGCGGAAAAATGGGCTAATGAATTACGTCCAGCTATACCAAGCCGTTCAGGATTATGCGGAATCTACAGAGCAACTATTTGTAGATAATATTTCCACCTTTGTCCGTCAGGCAGAGGAAAGGGTATATAACACCGTACAAATCCCATCGTTACGCAAAAACGTGACTGGTACGCTTACGTCTAGCAATAAGTATTTAAGCTGTCCAAACGACTATCTGTCTACGTTTTCAATGGCGGTTATTGAGGGCTATGGCACAGCTAACGAAACATATACATATTTACTCAATAAAGACGTTAACTTTATTCGTGAATCCTACCCAAATCCCACGGATACTGGTCTGCCTAAATACTATGCGCTCTTTGGTTCTCAGTACTCTAACTCCAACGAACTGTCTTTTATATTAGGCCCAACTCCAAATAGCAACTATACAGCTGAGTTGCACTACTATTACTACCCAATTTCAATTGTTCAGGGCGCCATTTCTGGTGGCACTGTTACGGGCGGTTCTAGCTATGTAAACGGTATTTACAGTAATGTACCGTTATCTGGTGGTCAAGGCTCTGGGGCAGTAGCAAACATTGTGGTAAGTGGCAATGCTGTAACCAGTGTAACCATTAAGAACCAAGGTAATTTCTATGCCGCTGGAGATGTTTTAACGGCGGCTTCTTCTTATATTGGGGGCTCTGGTACGGGCTTTTTATACACAGTTACCTCTGTGGATAACGCTGCTGGCACATCTTGGCTTGGTGATAACTATGATCCATGCTTGCTATATGGCACATTGCGTGAAGCCGTTATATTCCAAAAAGGTGAGCAAGATATGGTCGCTTACTACGAGAAGCAATTCCAAGAGGCTATGGGTCAATTGAATCGCCTTGGCACAGGTCTTGAGCGTGGTGATGCATATCGCGATGGTCAGGCTAAGATTAAGGTTAATCCATGATTACCCAAACCGCATGCACCGTATTTAAAGTCAATCTTTTGAATGGCGCTGAGAACTTTACAACCGGCACCTATAAGATGGCTCTGTATACTGCATTGGCAGATATAAATGCTGGTACTTTGGCATATACAACCAGCAACGAGATTAGCGGAACTGGCTATACCCCAGGGGGAAAAACCCTAACAAACATCGTACCCACATCTAGTAATAATGTGGCGTATATCTCATTCGATACATTAATTTGGAACCCAGCATCCTTTACTGCAAGAGGGGCGTTAATTTATAATAATGCAACAAGTGCGGCAGTTGCGGTACTAGACTTTGGATCGGATAAAACAGCTACAAATACATTCACCGTAACATTCCCAGCAGCTACATCTAGTAGCGCTGTTATTAGATTGGCTTAAAGGAGCAATTATGCAAAAAGAACTATCAAATTTTGGCGATCATGCTGTAGCTACCCTACAAGCAAACGCCGTTGGTAACGAGACTGTTGGTATGGAAGGTGTATACCATGTTGTCTGCCGTGACAAAGACGGTAATGTTAAATGGGAAGAACAGATCCCTAACCTAGTAAACGCTGTAGGCAAACAGCTTATGCTTGATACCTTGTTAAAAGGTTCTTCGTATACCGTTGTTGGCCCATTCTTGGGTTTAATTGGTGGTGCTAGCCCAACCTTTTTAGCGGCTGACACGATGTCTTCCCACGCTGGATGGACTGAGTTTGCTAATTACACCGTTGGTGGCTCGGCTGTTCGTGGAACTGCGGTGTTTGCTTCTGCTACATCAAGCGGTTTATCCCCAGCTAACGTAACTACTTCTGCTGCTTCAGCAATCACTTATACGATTACGGGCGCAGGCGGTACAGTTAGTGGGTGTTTCTTGGTTACTGGATCGGGTGCTAGTTCAACAATTAACAACACATCTGGAACTTTGTATAGCGCAGGAGCATTTACAACCGCTAAAGTTACAACCGCTGGCGACACCGTTTCAGTTACATATAGCACAACCGCAACTTCTTAAGGAGTCCTAGATGGCTCTGGTGTTAGCAGATCGAGTACAAGAAACCTCGACTAGTGTAGGTACAGGCTCGTTCACCCTTGCAGGAGCGGTGACGGGCTATCAAACTTTTGCTGTTATTGGTAACGGCAATACTACTTTTTACACCATTGCCGATCAAGGCGGGTCAAACTGGGAAGTAGGTATTGGTACCTATAGCACAACTGGGCCGACTCTTGCCCGTACTACGGTTCTTTCAAACTCAAACGGCAATACATCCCCAGTAAATTTTCCTGCTGGCACTAAAACCGTATTTGTTACATACCCTTCTGAGCAATCTGTAAATTTAGATGCCTCTGGTAATGTTTCTGCATTAGGTACGATTGCTTCTGGTACATGGCAAGGTTCTACGATTGGCGTAGCTTATGGCGGTACGGGTGTAACATCTTCTTCTGGTGCTAACTCGGTAGTTTTGCGAGATGCTAACCAAAATATTTCAGTCAATCGGGTTAATCAAGCCAACACAAATACCACAGCTTCTGGCGGTACCACTGCATTAACCGCAGCGTCAAGCTACATACATTCCTTAGTTGGTACTGGGGGGCAAACATATACACTGCCTGATGCAACTACCTTAACAACTGGGGTGGCGTTTGTATTTAACAATCTTGCTACAGGCACTCTGACAATTCAAGATTACGCTACTGCAACAATTGGCACCATTCCTTCTGGTGGAGCAGGAGCAGTATTTTTAACAAATAACGGCACAGTGGGTGGTACATGGGATTTACACTCATACCTTCCTGAAGGCGTAACCTTTGGCACCAATGCGTTTAATCTTGGGTCTGCCGTTATTTCGGGTGGTACATGGCAAGGCGGCACAATTCAACCTGCGTACGGCGGCACTGGGTTAACGACTTTTACTGGCGCTAATAACGCTCTCTACTCAACAGGATCTACTACATTAACTGCGGGTACTTTGCCTGTAGCTGCTGGTGGTACGGGGGTTACAACTTCTACTGGTACGGGCTCTGTTGTATTAAGCAACTCGCCAACTTTAGTTACTCCAGCTTTAGGTACACCCTCTTCTGTTAATTTAACAAACGCTACAAACGTACCCGTAAACCAAGCCACAGGAACGCTGGCTATCGCTAACGGCGGTACAGGACAAACATCTGCATCTGCAGCATTTAATGCGTTAAGCCCAATTACTACTACGGGTGACTTAATTGTCGGTAACGGAACAAATAGTGCAACTCGCCTTGGTATTGGCTCAACAGGTCAAGTATTAACAGTAAGCGGCGGAACAACCGTATGGTCAACCCCGTCAACAGGTGGTGGCACAATCACACGCACGGACTTTACTGCAACTGCTGGACAGACTGTATTTACTGTTTCTTACACGGTTGGCTTAATTGACGTTTACCGCAACGGTGTTAAGTTAGCTACATCAGACTTCACTGCTACTAACGGTACGTCCTTTACGTTGGCTGTTGCTGCAAATGCTGGAGATATAGTCCAAGCAGTAGTATTTAGTTCGCTCAATCTGTACAGCACTATTACGTATCAAGTCTTTAACGGCGACGGCACAACAACAGTGTTTACGATGAGTTCTGTGCCAGCTAACTCTGCTTCGTTGCTAGTAGCTATTTCTGGTGTGGTTCAAGACCCCGGCACGTATACGGTATCTAGCACAACCCTTACCTTCTTAACCGCTCCTCCCGCTGGTACAGGCAACATTTCTGTTCGCTATCTTGGTATTGCTTCGGTTGGTACAGTAGGTTCGTTCAGTGCAGGTACTACAGGATTAACCCCATCTTCTGCTACTACAGGCGCAGTTGTGTTGGCTGGTACTTTAAATGTGGCTAACGGTGGTACTGGGCAAAGTAGCTTAACTGCAAACAGCGTTCTTGTAGGTAACGGCACAAGCGGTGTTCAGTCTGTTGCTCCCGGAACGCTTGGCAATGTCTTAACTTCTAACGGAACAAGCTGGGTATCAAGCCCTTCTTCTGGTGCTGTGGCTAATGGCACGATGTACGAGAACAGCTTAGTTATTAGTTCAAATTACACTTTGACTGCTGGTAAAAACGCATTTAGTGTTGGGCCTATTACGATTAATTCGGGCGTGGTGGTTACAGTGCCGTCAGGTCAACGCTGGGTAGTAATGTAAAGGAAAGATATGTCAATTGTACTTGTCGGATCAACTAGCGGAAGTATTACTCTACAAGAACCAGCCGTTGCTGGTACTACTGTATTAGACTTGCCAGCCGTATCAGGAACAGTCCTAACCACAGGCTCTAGCGGTCAGTCTATTCCTAAAGCCGCATTACCTACTGGTTCTGTGTTGCAAGTGGTTAGTGCAGTAATGACTGGCGGTATTTTTTCAACTTCATCAGGAAGTTTTGTTGATGTAGGCTTTAGTGCAACAATTACTCCTACATCAGCTACCAGCAGAATATTAATTTTATTTAATTCGGGTGGAATAACAAGACCCGCAATTGCAAATGAATGTTTAAGATTGCGAATAGTTAGGGGCGCTTCTACTGTTGTTTATGGTGGAGATAATTTAATTTTTTCTACTAGTGCTACGCAATTTCAAGATTTTCCATCATCTTATCAATGTGTTGATAGCCCAGCAACAACATCTGCTACCACTTATAAAATTCAAATGGAAACACGACTTAATAATAGTTGTTCAATGAATGGTGGTGCAACTAATAACCCAGCAACATTGCAATTATTGGAGATTGCTTCATGAGCCATGAAATTATTTTTAAACTAAACCCATCCGTAGTAACCATCCGTGGCGATGTCGCTTACGATGCAGACGGCAATGAAGTCGCATACGATAAAGCCGCAGTTCAGGCGTATGTAGATGCTCATGCTTATATTGCCAAAAGAGCATCAGAATACCCACCCATCACCGATTACATTGATGGTGTAGTAAAGGGTGACCAAGCACAGATTGATAAATACATTGCTGACTGCTTGGCGGTCAAGGCTAAGTATCCAAAGGGAGTAGCATAATGGCATCCATTATTAATGCCACAACAACTACTGGTGTAGCCGTAACAGGCGATAACTCAGGTGCATTAGCACTCCAAACCAATAATGGTACGACTGCTGTAACGATTGATACTTCACAAAATGTAGGTATTGGCGAAACTTCTCCAGCGGGTTCTGCTGGCTACACCCAACTTGTTGTAAGAGGTTCAAGCGGTGCTGAATTAAGTCTAAAAGGTGGAACAACGCAATATGGTTATGTATATGTAGATAATGGCGGTTTTAGGATTATTAATCCACAATCAGGTTCATCATCAGGAACTCTTCAGTTTTCTACCTCAAACACAGAACGGATGCGTATTACCTCTGGTGGTACTGTGTTGCTTGGAACTACAAGTACATCTAGTTTTGATGGGGGTATGCGAGCTAACCCAACTGGTACAGGTGGGAGTATGCAAGTTATTATTTCCACTACTGGCGGTGGTACTCCATTTCTATTAAACACAACTGCTGACACAAATATTATTAACTTTTATAGGTCAAGCACTAATGTAGGTACTATTTCTGTATCAACAACCAATACTGCCTATAACACTTCATCTGACTATCGTTTAAAAGAAAACATTGCACCAATGACAGGTGCTTTAGCAAAGGTAACACAATTAAAACCATGCACTTATACATGGAAAGCTAACGGCTCTGCTGGTCAAGGTTTTATTGCACATGAACTTCAAGCTGTAGTACCTGACTCTGTTACTGGTGTAAAAGATGCTGTAGATGATGAAGGAAACCCTGTTCATCAAGGTGTTGACACTTCATATTTAGTCGCTACATTAACTGCCGCAATCCAAGAACTAAACGCTAAAGTAGAAGCACAAGCAGTCCGCATCGCTGAATTAGAAGGAGCAAAATAATGCCTATAACACTAAATGGCGATACTGGGATTGTTACTCCCATGTACAACGGGAGTATTACTGCTAATGCGGTAACTCCATCCGTTAATATGAAGAACCGCATTATCAATGGTGCGATGGTTATTGACCAGCGTAATGCTGGTGCTAGTGTTACTTTAGATGGTAGCGAATCATTTATTACAGACCGCTTTGCTTGTGGTGATGTAACTGACGGTACTTTTACTGGGCAACGAGTAACTGATGCTCCTGCTGGATTTATTAACAGTCTTAAATGCACTGTTACTTCTGCTGATACAAGTCTTGCGGCAACCCAAACAGCTTATATAAAACAGCCAATTGAAGGTTTAAACATTACTGATTTAGCATGGGGGACTGTCAATGCAAAAACAGTTACTTTGTCATTTTGGGTTAAATCTAGTTTAGCTGGCACTTTTGGTGGCTCATTAAGAAATAGTGGTGGAAGTCGTTCATACCCGTTTAGCTACACCATTTCTGTAGCTGATACTTGGGAATATAAAACTGTAACTATTGCTGGCGATACAAGCGGAACTTGGCTAACAACTAATGGTGTTGGTATTGATTTAGGATTTAGTTTAGGTGCTGGTTCAGACAGAACTGGAACTGCTGGTGCATGGAACGCAAACAACAATACTGGTGCAACAGGACAAACTCAAGTTATCGGCACAAACGGAGCAACCTTTTACATCACAGGAGTTCAGCTAGAGGTAGGCTCTACAGCTCCTAGCTTTGATTACAGACCTTATGGAACTGAATTAACTTTGTGTCAGAGGTATTTTCAGGGAACAACAAACCCTAATGATGGAAATAATTATTACTATGGTTCAGGTTCAAATTTAACTACTAGCATTGCTTATATTACTTACCCATTTTTAGTTTCAATGAGAACAAGTCCAACTTTAACAAGTTCGGGAACTTTTTACATTAGGGGTGGTGGTAATAGTGAATTAGTAACAGCAGTTTCTTTAGTTACAGCAACAACTACTACTGCTGGAGTAAATTTTACTGTTGGTGGTGCAACGCTTACACAAGGCTATGGGGTTTTGGCTAGAAGTGGTGGTTCTACTGCAAACACATTATTTTTCTCTGCGGAGTTATAAATGTATAAATTATTAAAAAGCGAAAATAAAGTTTGTGCCATTTTGCGGTTATTAGACAATGCTTCTATTCCAATTTGTGCTGACAACACCGACTACCAAGCCTACCTAAAGTGGGTTGCTGAAGGCAATACTCCATTACCAGCAGAAGGAACTGAATAATGACAACCACTAAAGTAAACCTAGCCAATACCGTTGAAGGTATTCTTCCCGTAGCCAATGGTGGTACTGGCACATCTACAGGCGTAGCCCCTGGCGGATCAACTACTCAAGTCCAATACAACAACGCTGGTGCGTTCGGCGGGGATAGTGGTTTTGTTTACACAGGCGGTAATGTTGGTATTGGTGTTAGTAGTCCTGCTGCAAAACTTCATGTTAGCGGCACATACGGAACAACTGCAACTGGAGGGGTTCGTTTAGTAGGTATTGGGCAAACAACTGGTGATTTATCGCCTATTGCTTTTTATTTACAAAGTAGTAGTTGGGGTACAGCACATCAGGCAACAATAACTGCACAACAAGTTAGTGGCACAGATAGCGGTGCAAATATTTTATTCAGCACTTCTACAACTGGTCAATTTGCCCCTACAGAACGGATGCGTATTGACTCTAGTGGTAATGTGGGTATTGGTACTAGTAGCATTACAGCAAACACTCAAGTAGATATAGTTTCTGCTGACGCAAGCCAGCAATTTGTGGATGTTTTAAGGCTAAAAACCACAAGTACAGGGGATCGTCACCCATCAATTTTGTTTGAAAACAACCGTAGTAGCGTTGCAAACGCATTAAAACTTTGTATGGATTCAACCGACTCTGCTGGAACAGGCGAGTTTACGCTTCGTATAAAAGACTCTGGTGGCACATTTAATACTAGACTTAATGTAAGTAATGGCGGGATACTCAGATTTAACTCAGGTTACGGCTCAGTAGCCGCTGCATACGGCTGTCGTGCATGGGTAAACTTTGATGGTACTGGTACTCCAGGTATTCGGGCAAGCGGGAATGTGTCAAGCATTACTGATAATGCTACTGGCGATTACACAGTTAATTTTGGAACAGCTATGCCTGACACTAATTACACAGTTGTTACTGGCGGAAGTCCTTTTGAAAATCCACCAGCTACTTGGAACAACTCGGATTCATATAGTGCATTAACCACCAGAATGGGGGCTAGTACTTCTGCATCATCAGTAAGGGTGCTTTGTTACAGACTTAGATTTGATTCAACTGGTGTTGCTGCTGTGGATGGCTTCGCCAATATGATTGCAATATTTCGCTAAAGGACAACCATGAACCAAAGAATTATTTACCCAACAGATGAAGGCGGTGTTGCCATTCTCATTCCTGCACCTGAATACTTGGCTGACCACACTATCGAAGAATTAGCCGCTAAAGATGTGCCTGCTGACAAACCATATCAAATTGTAAATGTTGCTGACATTCCTACAGACCGCACATTTCGTAACGCATGGGAGTACCAAGAATGATTACGATTAACTTTGACAAAGCCAAAGAGATCACTAAAGACCGCCTAAGAGCAGAACGCACACCATTGTTACAAGCGCAAGACGTACTCTATATGCGAGCTCTTGAGCAAAACCAAGACACCACCGCAATCGTCGCCGAGAAGCAAAGGCTAAGGGATATTACTCAACTGGCTGATGCAGCCACCACGCTTGAAGAACTTAAAGACTTAAAGGTATAGCCATGTCACAAGCAGATAACCTAGCAGCACTAGCCACTAACGTAAACTCATCTGGGGTATTACAGCCAGCGGGTGGGGGAACTGGGACAACTACATCTACGGGTACAGGATCGGCTGTATTGAGCAACTCGCCAACATTAGTAACCCCAGATCTTGGAACGCCTGCTTCTGGGGTGATGACTAACGTATCTGGTACAGCAGCTAATTTAACTGCGGGTGTTGCTACTGTAGCTAGGAGCGTATCAAACTCTGGTGGATGGTCTGTAACCCCATCAGGTACAAAGCTATTTTTTAATTACAACGGCACTAACGTTGCGTCCCTTGACTCGTCTGGTAATTTAATTTGTTTAGCTAACGTAACTGCTTACGGTACTCCATAAGGACATACAGCTATGACAATGGTATCTTCTGGGCCGATTTCTCTTGGTGGTAGTGCTACATCTGGGGGTTTAAATCAGTCTGTGAATATTGAGCTAGGACGTTCAGCAACAGCAAGTATTAACATGAACGAATCCGCTGTACGCACATTGTTTGCTGTAGCTAGTGGTGCTATTTCTATGAGTAATGGCTATGGAAAATCATCTTACAGTGGCCCAACTAGTGTTGAATACTTAGTTATTGCAGGTGGCGGAGGTGGCGGTGGAATTCTTGGTGGCGGTGGAGGTGCTGGTGGGTATAGAACTGCTTCTGGTCTTTCGATTACTCCGGGTGTTTCAAATACAGTAACAGTTGGCGGTGGCGGTAGTGGTGGAGCAGGTGGAGACGGCGGTGGCGGTCTTGGTACTAGTGGCTCTAATTCTGTATTTAGTACTATTACCTCTACTGGTGGCGGTCGAGGAGGCGGATACACTTTCGGTTTTGGTAGCAATGGAGCTAATGGCGGATCAGGTGGTGGTGGCGGTGCGTCAGATGGTGGTAGTTTTGGAACAACGTCTGGTGGAACTGGTACGTCAGGTCAAGGAAATAACGGTGCTGGCAATCAAGGCAGTGCGGATGCTTGGCAAGCTGGAGGTGGTGGCGGTTCTGGTGGAGCAGCAACCAATGTAAATGGTGGTGCAGGAACTGCTTCATCTATTAGCTCTACATCGGTAACTTATTCTGGCGGTGGCGGAGGGGGTTCTTTTAATGGTCCTGCTGCTGGAACAGGTGGCGGTAGTGGTTCTGGGGCAAATGGAGGAAATGCAGCAGGTGGAAGCTCTGCACCAGCAAATCGTGGTGGTGGTGGCGGAGGAGCTGGCTATGACAATGCTGGTGGTAACGGAGGTTCTGGAGTTGTTATTATTCGATACGCAAATACTTTTGCTGATGCAGTATCAACAACGGGCTCACCATCATTTACAAATACTGGCGGGTATAAGATATATCGCTGGACTGGTAACGGATCAATAACGTTTTAACTATGGCACA